GTTAATAATATTTTTGATCATATCCTACAGTTTTCTCAACATTTGGGATATGATCCTATTGATATTTTTTCTATGAAAATGCAAATGATGTGGGCAAACATCAGCGATCAACACGGATACAATTTTACACATACACATGCAGGATCTATATTTTCAGGGGCCTACTATATTAAAACTGTGCCCGAAAATACAATTACATTTTTTAATAACCACGAAACATTATTGCCCGCTAAACATAAAAACACTATATATTCAATGAACGTTGTTAATTACGAATGTATTCCGGGTAGATTAATTTTGTTTAAGAGCGATTTCCCACACGGAAATGTTCCTCAAAAACAACCTGGGGAAAAAATAGTAATTAGTTTTAATGTGGGATACTAAGACTTTGATCGTGTAGTCGATCAATTAGAGTGGTGATGGCATTGACTGTGTCATCATTACGCAGAGATTTATAAACTAAATTAGGAATACTAAATTCTCCAGCAGGAGTTTTTAATCCCTTTTTTCTATAGTCACGCAACAGTTTAACACTGGTTCTACAGGTTTGTAGATCACCGGTCTTCATGGCATGCTTTAATATCGTGTGCCAAATACTGACCCAATGTTCTAATTCTTCTTCATCGTACTGCGGTAAATCTGCACTGGGTTTATTTCGCCATGTATCATCTAACACACTGTACACACCAAGACTAACAGCAGGATGACGATGATCCTCTACATACAACTCAACCGGTATACTATGTATGCTTAAATCATATTGTTGCTTGTATAACAAACGTTTGGTGTCAAATAATTCATCTGCTTCTCTATCACATTCGATGTTGTCATAATTGGCAATGATGTGCAGGTCAATATCACTTTTACCAGTGTAGTTGTAATTGACATTACCACCAGTGATGACAATGTCTGCTACATCCACAGGCACATCAATAAATTCTAAAAAGTCTTCGGCAATACGTAACAATGCACCACGTACTTCACTGCGAAGGCGATCCTGATCCCATATCTTGGGATTCAGTTCTTTGTGATATTCGATAGGAGGGGCAAATTCGTTGAAATTCATTACTAGGTATTTATACTTGGTAAATATCAATTGTATATGACAACAAAGAACTATCTAGGTCACCTTCTCGTAGCAAATCCCAACAACCCCATGGACGAATTTAGTAAGAGCATCGTTCTAGTGATCAGCCACTCTGACAAGTCGGCTGTGGGATTACAAATAAACAGAGTTATGGATAACATAACTCTACAGTCTGTGGCCTTGGGACTAGGGATAGAATTACCTAATCCCGATCCCCTATACTACGGCGGCAATATGAGCCCAAATAAGATTCATGTTGTCCATTCATTGGATTGGCGTAGTTCGGGTACCGCAGCCATCACCGAAGATGTTGGAGTAACCAATGACATCAGCATACTGTCTGCTATAAGCCAAGGCGAAGGCCCTAAAAAATATAGAGCAGTTGCAGGACATCACATGTGGGAAGCCAAGGTCTTGGATGACATGTTGAATCCACGTAAACGATCACAACAATACAAGTGGGAAACCATACCCGCCAACGACGCTAGAGTATTTCTAGCAGAAGGATCCGAGCAGTGGCGAGAATTGCTCGACGACACCGCTCGCTATCAAGTCAGCACTTGGTTTTAATCTTTTTCCGGACTGATATTATCCAACATAGACCTGATCAGTGCAGGCTTACCTGTGGGTAATTTAGAAAAATCAAATCCAGATTTTACAGGTTTATCTTCAGTACTGGTAGTAACAACACTAGTACGTTTTAGGTTATTAACGATACTATTAGTGGTACTAGGAGCAGATGATTGTTGATTAAAACTGCTTTCTCCTTCTTCGCCTAGGTCAGTGATACGTAGAGTATCCATGTTAAATTCTAGATCAACCTTTTGTCCTACCCCCGAACTACTACGGGTCTTCATAAACTGAATTTGATAGCGTCCCCGTTCCTTCATAGCCCTAGAAGTAAAGATACCAATGACATTATCTGCTGTCATAATCTTACTCAACCCGCCTGAAATATGTGAGTGATCAAACTCAATTTCTTCAACAGCAGAACGATTTAACTGCGATGCTGTAACAGTAACACACTGAGTTTCCATGGCCAAATTTCGAATCTCTTCTGACACATATTTGTCTTTTACGAACAAATCGCTGGGCGATACCTTCACTGATAAAGGCATCATCAAATCCAGGTAATCTATTAATAAAACATCCGGTTTTGTGCCTTTTTTGACCTGATATTCCTTCAAATAGGCTCGAATATCGTTACAATTTTTTCCTGAAGGCATATACTTAACTTGCAGGTTTCCTGACTTTTTACCCAGCATTTTAACCTTTAATTCTACGTCATCAATGCTCTTGAAAATCTCGCGAGTACTGATACCTGTGGTCATAGAATCCAGCCGCATACTGACTAAACCCTCTGAAAGTTCGAAAGTTAAGTACAGGACATTCAATCCCTGCAATGCCCAGTTAACACCGAGATTAGCCAGAAACAAACTCTTACCACCGCCAGAGCCAGCACAAAATATATTAAGTTCTCCTCGGTTAAAACCGCCATACAACTTCTTATCAATGCTAGGCCATCCTGTGCTAATTTGTCCATTTCCGTCCTTCAGTTTGCTTAATCGAGCTTTCGGGTCTTCGAAATAATCAGTGCCCATGTCTTTATTTAAACTGATCTGAATAGCATCTTTGATTAGCTTTTCCACTGGACCATAATCACCGCTTTCCAACAAATCACTGCTCTTAATGATAGCACGTTCTAGTCCTTTGTGGCGACTAAAATTCTCAAACTCGTCCATTAGCCAATCATAGTTTTCCTTGGGCAATGTGATCTGTGCAAAATCACTGTGCGTGGCTGCGTTGACAATCTTAGCCTCGGGCATGACCTTGTAGTCGTCAACATACTTCTTAACAAATTCAGCAGAGTCCTGTAGTCTTTGATCGAAGTTTTCCGGATCAAAGATGTTGCTACATCTCATAAAGGTTTCGGCATCACTGAGAAACATCTCCATGTAGAGTTTCTGCATCTCATAATCATAATTGGGTTTATTACTCATTTAGTCCTTCTAATTTTTTCTTCAGTAGATTTATTTTTATCTCTCCTGATACCCTGTAATGCAAAATTGTGGTTAGCACATACAATCTACCGTATCTCTTAACTGCGTCTGCTACATCCTTGATGTCATCTTCCCACGGCGGCAAACTGGCACTCCAACCGTTGGCGATAGCAGACTTCAACATCTTGGCACCCGGACGATCTCTGACGGGCACTACAATAACTTCTCGACCTAGAGTATTCAATCTCAATATCTGTGTGTCGTTGGGCTCATTGTGCATGATGGCACAGCCATCTATGGCAATGGCATCAAACTGTCCTTCTACAACAATCACATATTTTCTTTCTGCAGATTGTGCGTCTATGTTGAACACATATCCGGGCTGTGCATCTGTTAGGTATTTTGGTTTGCCGTCTTTGATTTTTCGCCCAGTATAACCCACAATCTTGCCATCGTGATAGAATGGAATGATTACCCTATCTCTATAACCTGCAGCAGCTGACCAGTGCCAGTTATACCATTCCCAGCCTACTTGTCTCTCACTGACCAAATACTCTATGACATCGAGCAGTTCAGGGTCTTGAACACCTTCGGCAATCCATGTGTCTATGGGTAAGCAATCCTCGGGCAGTGGTCTTTCTTCTAGAGTAAGACTCAATGACTTTTTGAGTACAGGTTGATCATCTTTGATCTTGAGTGCTGCTAGGCTGAGTTTACCGATATCCGATTCACTCATGCCCATCCATTTAAACAATGATTTGGTATTCTTACTGAGCAATTTACCCGGCGACCAACCTGCTTTAAAATTGCAGTTGAAGCAATGATAACTGAAACCGCCTTCGGAGGTGTTCATAACGCCACCACGTTTGCGTGTATCCCTAGTGCTTCCATTGTGCTGACAGCATACCGCATCGAAACTAGTCCACCCACTGGGAGTGGCTTTTCGTTTTGGAGGCAATAGTGCTAGAAGTGCTGTCTGAATGTCGTTCACTCTACGAGTTTAACTTCTGTAGAGGACTTTGTCAAATGTTCCGGCGTAAGCAGTGCTGAGATTATCGTAGTTCATTGGACCTTTGGCGGGTTGGTAAATGACACGAACAAAGGAGAAAACTCCGTTGAAATTTAGGTAGTCAATTCCACTAAATCCATCATAGGTTAGAGTAGAAATGGTAACATAGCGTCCGCTACTTCCAGGGCTACTGAATAGAGTGCCTTGAACATATACCGTTCCTTTAAAATTGGTCATGTATAGGGCCATGGTGTGCAGGGCAGCACCAGTGCTGTGGTATTCGGGGCTGGCATAAATGTTACCGCTATTCCACTGATACAATTGGATAGAATCGTTATAAGTCTGTTGGAAGTCAGATACACTTTGGCTAGGTTTTAGCACAGGGTAGATATCGTTGAGTACCTTAATTTTACCAGCAACTCCATAATAGGTATTTGAATAAGCAGGAACATAGCCGCCGATCGCAGGATCTAGATATTTGACACTGAATTGGTATTCACTGACTTCTAGGTCAATGGTGTCGCTTTCGCTGAAGACAACCTCACCTTCGCCACGTAGAGCTAGGGTAGTGCCGTCATCTAAAATGTTAATAGGCTTCTCAAGGATTTGTCTTTGATTAATAGCATCGAACATGGTAAACAGATAGGTACCGGTGTTGCTAACAATGATTCGTTTTTGATCGCTGTTCTTGAATTGTATTCTTACTACGTTCTTAACGCCTTTCTGTATTTGTAGATCGCGCTGGTACATGACGTTATTAACTCCTCGAGTGGTTGGGTCCAAATCTAATATTATGTTGAGATTATTTTGGTATAAATAGACTGGTAAATTCTGCATATGTATATTTATAGATAAAGATGACAGTTCCCAATACCTTTCAAGAAAACTACCCTTTCGTCTCCTGTGTTAAATCGAATGATGTCGAATACGTGGGAATTGTTATAAATCTCGATAGCTTTGTAACCAGCATATATGATATAAGTGCCATTAAAACTGACGAGGAAAGAAAACTCTTTCTAGAAATGGGCGAAGTTTGGTGGTGGGAAAGCAATAGAAAAATACCTATCAATATTTTTCTAAAGAAGGAAATGCAGTTATTTAGATACGCTATTAAAACATTCAATAGCAAAGATATAGAAGTAGTATTTGGGCCTACAGTCAATTTAAGCGAAATTGCAGAGAAGCGTATTAAACGCAAATCAATACAACTGGTCAGATCCCCTAGGAGTAATCGTTAATATTTTTCATAAGTTCTTCTACAGTTATAGAACTTTTTGATCCTTTACTAGAATTTTTTCTTGCCTCTAGTATTTGTAAGTTGGCAGGATGATTAACAACTTCAATAGACAAATTAGCGTGCCAAGCATCTAAAATGCTTAATTTATGGTCGACGTGTAATGTTTGTTTCCCTATTTCATAACCTTGTTCTCTGGCCCATTGTTGTGCTCGAGATCTAATTTTCCTAGCATAATGACGATAATCTTTAATTTGCTCAGGTGTTATAATTCCAGATTTTTCTCGTTTGGTTTGCTTCATTTTATTAATGGTTTCTTCATTATGAAGTCGATTAACAAAATCTATTCTTGCCTGTTCTTTCCTACCATTTGCTTCAGATTGTGCCCACTGTTTTTTTACACTAGCAGATTGCTTTTTTGAATACGCCGGACATCGGTGTGCAATTTTTTGACACGCATACTTTCCGCCAGTTCCTCTAACAATTGCTAATTGGCCACAGCCGTGATCGCAAATTGTTCCGTCTGGAATAGGAATATGAGTACGACTATGATAAAGATACATTGACGGATTATTGCTTATATAATCGCAATGTTTACAAGGTCTTGGATATTCTATTGTACCTTTATTGTTAGGTTTGCCCTTTCTAGACATTAAAGTTCCTTAATAAGTATATTTATACTTTTTTAAGAAAACTCATAAGATATTTTTTCACATATTAAATTTAACTGCACTATAACTACTGCGGCATAACTAATAGCATGTGCATGTTTGAATACGTAACTTCCGTCAATCGGTTTAATCCATATTTCATCTTTGATCGCTTGGAATCCTTCTTTCTCACATACTGGGATCAAATGTTTTTTACCGGGTCTGAGCAAGGCCAAGAACATAGCCAACTCAACAACTGATTGAGGTTGTAATCTTTTTACTAAATCATGATATCCATTGATATGAAATAATCGATCGCATATATCTTTTTCACCTAACAGAGCCCACAATGGTTCTGTGTTCAATAATTGAACTAGGTGCTCTTCATTTTTAACACCTGCATAGGCGCTGACATTTAAGAAATCAATCTTAAAATATCCGCGTGCCTCAGCAGTTTTGTAGTCAATGCTAGCACATCCTGTTAGAGGGTTAACAGGAATGGGTTGGCAATAGACGCCGGTATTGTGCTTCTTTCCATCTCCAAGTGCAGCAGGGACATGTTTGATTACATCAAGGATCTGCTGTCTGTTCAGGAGGTCAACATCAATATCCGGCAGTTCTAATTTCTTCATATGAGGGTGCGTAGTTTCCGCGATGTTGTACAGTAATGCCTGCAGCCGCATTAGCAAATATAATAGCTTTTTCTATATCTTTTGTCAATAGGTATTGAGTGACCAATGCTGCAAGGAATGTATCTCCACAGCCACAAACATCATTAACTTCAACAGGTTTAATTTCAAATAGTGTTTCACTTTCTGGAAGTTTAAGCATGGCACCTCGATCGCCTAATGTAACAATCAAATTGCTAGGAAGACTGCGAGCACTTTTATATTCCAGTTCGTTAATTTTAAAATAAACATGGCTAGCACTAATATCAGCTAGCTGGGTTTTCTTTGTGTCAATAAACACAGGACATTTCGCTACTTTAATGATGCCTTCAATGGCTTCATAGGTTAGAAACCCTTTGTTGTAATCAGAGATAACAACGGCATCGAAACTTTCAATAGGTTCCAACAACTCGCCGCTCCATGGTGTTATTGTAGACTCTACATCCACTCGAATCATATGCTGACCCGATCGCTTGTCGATATAACGTGTTTTAACAATTTCCTCAGCATTATGAACAAAGTATGCGTTAATGCCTAAGTTCTTTAAATTAAGATCAACATTACTAGCCATACCCGGTACCGTCTGTGTTTCTACTAATTTAAACACAGGTACAGGTGCTTCGGGACTCAACCTATCGATCGTTCCAATTTTATATTCGTCGATGCAGCTATCACCGATCAACAATACTTTACTCATTTCTGACTATCGCCCTTCATTACTCGATAGTTGTCTTCAACTGAATCGGGTGTAGATACTTCAATGATAGTACCTGCCTCTAGGCAAATAACTTGATGGGGCAATAGGGGTTCGTTACGCCATACATCGCCCACATTTAATTCATTTTCGTATTGGCTGGCATTCTTTGTATCGATGCAGATAACTTTAAACTTGCCACTCAATACATACCAAGTTTCATCTTTCTCGGCATGGAAGTGCATACTGAATCTAGCACCTTGATTAAACTCTAATAGTTTGCCGCAATACTTGTCGTTGGTGGCCCAAATATTTTCACGGCCCCAGCCCTTGGTTACAAATCCTGATAATTGTGTCATTCTATTCCTACCTCTTCACATATTTCTTTTACTAGTGCTACATCTGCTGGTAGCTCTCTAAATCGCTTCAACCAATAAGGAACATCAAATGCCGGAGCAATCATATTCAACTGCTCATCACTCATTGACTGTATCATTTTCTTACCAGTTGTGGTGTTTAGAATAACCCAACAACTGACGTGCCCATTTTTGATATCGTGCACTGCTTTGAACAAACTCACATACCTAAAGTAATGTGCAAAATTTGCACCATGTTCATCTGCCCATTCCATCATGGTCTGTAGTGTTCTTTGCACTGCTGCTTCAACTGGTTCTGTCTTTACGGTTTCATACAAATACTGTTCGTATAGACTATCTCTACACCAATGGTCAAGTTTAGCGCCACTCCTGATCACCCAATCCACAAACTTATCAGGGTATAGAGCATTAGTATTATTGATGAAGCTGCCAAACTTAACAAAAGCGTTGTAATAACTGGTGTCGCAGAATTCTTCATAGGTCTTTGCCTTACTTCCTTGTGCAGTGGTCCAGAAACGATTAAAGGCCATAAATCCAGCCTGCACTCGTTTTTCGGTTTTCTGTAAAACTCTACGTTTTCGTTCACACATGTGTGCTACGAGCGTTTTCTCCTGCATAAAATTCTTATTGCAGTGAACACATTTGAACGGTTGTGATACTAGTGCTATCACTCGTATTCCTTTCGCTGCTTTTTATCAAAACCCATTTGGTCAAACAATTCTTCTCGGTCAGCTTTATCCATCATACTGGCCCAAAGTTTAATATCTTCCATCTTCATAGCAGGATGTAATTCGCACAACAATTTTTCAATCTTGTTGGCTTTTTCTTTCTTACCTGCTGCTAGGTATGGGTGATAACAACTTATACCTGCGCCTGTGGCTGCAAATAATTTCCACAGCAATGCTTTATGATTCTTACTTAGGTCCCAATGATTTTTATTAACTAGATCGTTAGTTCTTTCTAAAAACCACTCTTGTATATCCCTATCGCCTTGCACATTTGATGTATAACGCATTAGAATATAAGGGCTGAATACCTTCTTTTCTTCGTCGGTGAGATTATCATAGAAGTCATAGTTTCTATGATCAACTGCACTCAGTTCACGTTTAATATCAAGTTTTGCTGCCATCTTCTTTACTTAGGTAGTATATTATTTTAGCACGTTCTAATGCTTCTTGTAAAGAGGGATTGTCCTTTGCTGCTCTTCTTATATCGCCCCAAAGTTTGTCATCCATCATATGGTCATGCAGAGGACGACCGTCATAGGTTCGAGGATCGTAGGCATGACCTACTACCTCTCGGGCAGTAGGATCAGAACCAAATTCTCGCCGATATACAACTCCATTAGAGCTTTCGTATGTATAGGTAGCATTTGGTTTGAGTGAGCCCATGATTAATATAGATTAATTTGTTCCCATGGCAAATCAGATTTGCCAAAGTGCCCATAGTTGGTTGTACCACTATAGATAGGGCGGAACAAGTTGAAACGATCAATGATGCCCTTGGGTGTTAAATCGACGTTGTCTTGAATCCACTGTGTCATGTAGCGGCTATCACCGTCACTCTCAACATAGAAACTCATAGGTTGTGCTAAACCAATGGCATAACTAATCTGTACAGTTGCCCAACTTGCACGACCACTAGCCACAATGTTCTTGGCAAGATAGCGCATCATATATGCAGCTGAACGATCTACCTTGGTAGGATCTTTTCCTGAGAAAGCGCCGCCACCATGCGGGCTATAGCCGCCGTAAGTGTCAACAATGATCTTTCTGCCAGTAAGGCCAGTATCACCATCAGGCCCGCCAATAACAAATCGGCCGGTAGGATTAATAAAAAACTCAGTACGTTCATCAATATACTCTTTGGGTAATGCGCTTCTAACAATCAGTTCTACTCTTTCTCTGACAGTTTCGATGGTCATATCTTCACTGTGTTGAGTAGAACACACAACCTTGGCAATTCGGGTAGGACGACTATTTTCATCATACTCGAATGTGACCTGCGACTTGGCATCAGGGCCTAACCAATGTTGGCTCCACTCTTTTCTTGCCTTGGCTAGAGCTTTGACAATTTGGTGGCTCCAGTAGATTGCACTGGGCATCAAACTTTCGGTTTCATTGCAGGCATAGCCAAACATAAGGCCTTGATCACCTGCACCAAAGTTATCTGTGCCTAGTGCAATGTCTGCACTTTGGCCATGCAACAAATTAGTGATTTCGGCAGTGCGCCAATCAAATCCTGGTTGCTCGTAGCCGATGTCTTTGATAGTTTTACGAATAGTGGCTTCAACTTCTTCGTTATGCAGAATACCTTTGTATTCACCTGCAACCACAACACGATTAGTAGTAACCAAAGTTTCGCAAGCACATCTTAATGCGGGATTTTCTTCACGCATTACTAGATCTAAAATTCCATCACTGATAGCATCTGCTACCTTGTCTGGATGACCTTCACTAACACTTTCACTTGTAAATAGATAACTCATTTTCTTCCTTTTAATTTTATTACCAACATTTAGTATAATCTACAATTTCACTTTGACGACTAACTTCTTTAACAAAGTAAGCACATGATGGTTTAGGTCCTGCATGTAATGGTGTGCAAAGAAGTTGCCCGGGCCGCATTTTAGGAAAATACCATTTGACATCTTGATATACATCTAAGATATCAATCTCTAAAAATTCCGGACGGAATCCACTTAACGGATTGAAACAGAACGTTTTAAATCCTCGATCATTTAGACTGGTAAGTGGTAGTACCTCCATGTCAGGGCCTTCTGGATCTCCAACAATAGTGCACCAGTCTAGTGGCATTGTGAGTTCATGTGGGCCAATTTTTAAGACTGCTGCAGGCCCTGTAAAACTTTCTAAAAAGATCAAGGGGATAAAAAAGTGATCAGGATTAGAATTATCACTGTTGTCTAATACAGCAAATCGCAAGTCCTCATCAATTTCGTCGGGTAAGTCATTAAGATAAAAAATCTTGTCTTCAAGGGTTAGAATTTGCATTTTTAATATTTTGTTTTTTGAATCGTGAAGGGGTATTTGGCATCCTTGTAGAACTTCTTGCGTTCTGTTAGATGCCGTTTGGCGTATTTTGAAGCGGCAGTTAGGTCCCAGATTTCGACGTGGTCTTTGTCGTCGGCTTTCCGAATACCTCGGCCAATTGATTGTATAACGCGAACAAAGCTCTTTCCGGGCTCCACCAGAACCAGATTAAAAATACGAGGGATATTAATACCCACAGCGGCCACACCATAAGTCGCCACAATGATCTTGTTATTAACCGTTTTAACTTCATCATATTCCTCTTTTCTATCTTTAGTTTTTACTTCGCCACTAATAAAAACGCTATCAGGAATTTTCTGAACCATGGTCTTGCCGGATTCGATACGTCCAACTAGAACAAGTGTGTTACCGGTTTCTGCTATGTTTTTAATTAGGTCACACATATAATTCATTCGTGTGTCGTCTGTGACCAAATACTTTAATTCTTCTGCATAGGATTTAAATTCTTTCCACTCTGCAGTCTGGATAATATTTACATGACAATTACTCAGCACGCCTGCTTCTTGGAGTTCGTGAGCAAATACATGATTTGTAACTTCACCTAGGCTGGCTTTGATGCTTTGAAATTCGTGGTCAGCTTTGGGTATGGTACCAGTTAGTCCCCACCGAATAGGAGCACTGGCTAGATTACGTGTTAGCAAGGTCTTTAGTACTTCCGCTTTGGCCATGTGAACTTCGTCCACCATGACACAGCAAACATCCGCTAACAGCATCTCCATTTTTGCACTGGCTGCTTCATCCCAATTCTTGGAATTTTTGTCCAAAATATTAAGTGACTGCCAAGTGCAAATTGTGTGTGTTTTGTCTAGATCTTTTCTGTCGCCGTAGTAAACACCGACATCTAATCCGCAGTTTACAAAATCTTCTTCAGTTTGTTCCACCAATGACTTGTTAGGAACAATGGTTATTGTTCGGCCGTATTTTTCACAAATTTTACTCAAAGTTGCGGTGGTAATTGTCTTGCCAAATCCTGTAGCAATTTCTTGTATGCTCTGTGGATGTTTAAGAAAAGTATTAATAACATCAACTTGATCTTCACGCAGACGAATAGGATGTCCTGCAAAACGATGACCAACTGGCCACGTTTTTTCACCCCAAAAATCCACGAAAATTTCATCAAATTTTAGGTCTAAAGGAGTACGCAGGTCTTCAAGTTCGATATAGAAGTTGTGTGATTCCAAATATTCTAAAACTTGTGGCAACATACTCATATAAGTAGTACCGCCGAGACCAAAGAAACTCACTGTACCATCCCAACGACCTAATTTATAGGCCGGTCTGAAGCGAGCAGTAGGGTCCTCGTACTTGAATTTTTTAACCAAGGCCTTGCGTGTGTCAAGATCTAGATTTGCAATCTTGACATTTACTTCGTCGAGTATGGTGATTTTACAGGAAGGCAAAGGGATACTCTTTCTTATATTTTTTATCAATGTAAGATACCAAATTTTCCTGATTTTTTAGGTATTCTTTCATTGTATAGTGAGCATTGTAAAATCCTAGATTGATCACACTGTGAAATTTAATGCCACTCTTCAAAATTGTCTTGGGCAGCTTTCCGCTGATAAAAACAATTTTAGTTTTTTTAGTGATAGGGCTATTCAACTGGTTAAATTTTACAAATTCATTGAAATTTTGGCTAGTTGTTGACGGCAATCTAAACATCACACTAATTTCGTCATTGGTAATATTGATAGTTTTTAAGTATTCGTAGGTTTTTGCCAATTTTTCCATTTCGGAGCCACCGGGCAAAACAAACAAGGTTGGCCCGAGATTCAATAGGATTTCAGTTAGGCAAGAAATGTCATTATTTTCACTCAAAATCTGGAAATTTTCCGATGGATCAGATTTTAAGAAATTTCTTAACAATTCCGACACCTGATCGCTTTCAATGTAGTTAGAAATAGTTTCATCCCAAACCATTATACCTAATTTTCTAGCTTCGAAAATTGCACCACGAATATCGGTGGTTTCTAAATTTGACAAATTTTCAGGAAAATTCACAATTTTTGGAATTTTGTCATCTATGACTAAAGCGGGAATATAGTTGTCTATGTTAGACAAAATATTTTCAATGTCTTGACCATATTTTTCAAGTTCTTCGTCAATGGTGAAATTTTCTTCTTTGGCAAAATTTATTAAAAATCGTAAATTTCCTTCAGATACCGGAAAAATCCAGGCTTTTACATCAGCACCCCATACTCCGCCGACCTGCATGTCTTTGGCCTTCTTAAAGGCAGCAATATATTTTTCGTTGTAGGGGAAACGAACTTCGACAAAATGTTTATTTGGTTCAATTTCAACAATGTTCATTGTCTTGGCATTGCTGATTTTACGTACAGGCAATCTAAACACCGGATTTTCAATCAAAGCAGCAACATCTACACCAGTTTTTGAGGATAGCTCGTTAGAATGTTTTTTAAGTATCCTAACAGCCAAAAGACTTTGCTTTTCAGTGAAGCCTAATCCGTCAATTAGCTGTTCATAGAAACTAGA